CTATTTCCATTTGTGGATTTTAAGTAGGCTGTTTTTTATACCAATATATTTTCGTGTTTTTTTGCTGGTTGTTTTTTTACTANCATAAAGTTAGTGGCAAGTGTTTTTTGCCATATCCATTCATATTTAAACAATTTAAGATTACTCATAACTAATGCACTTGTAAAAGGTTGGCTACCGAATAGCACAATTGCACCATTATCTTTAATAATTCTTTCATATTGTTCCCAAAGCGGTTCAAATGGTATCACTATATCCCATTTACATTTAGTTGTTCCATATGGTAAATCACACAATATCATATCTATACTCTTATCATCTATGTATTTCATACCCTCTAAACAATCCATGTTATATATTTTGTTTATTTCAAGCAAATCATTAACCTCCTATGGCTCTTTTTCTGACCATAACCAACCCTTATATAACTCAATCCAGTCGTTCAGTGTCATTGTTACTAACCAACCCTCCTTGTTTTTTCTCCAAAAGACAGCGGGTAGTTCATCGGCTTCAGCATCTTTACATGCCTGCTTCATCGCATCGTAAACGTTCAATCGCTCAACTCTTTTACACTCAATATGAATGCCCTCTAAACCTACAACATCATCGCCACCCAGACCCGAATATTGCTGTCCCCTTCTCGTATTAAAGCCATACTCTTGGAGTTTCTTTGCAAGCTCAAGTTCTCCTCGCTTGCCTTTACGCTTACTGTTCATGCCTCAATCTCCAAGTTCATATGCACCCTCGGAAAACCCTTGTACCCAGCGTAAATATCCACCTTTGCACATCCTACGGGCTGTGGCCCATACCCTTTCTGCGCTATGAACGAATCGTCTTCTTGCCAATCGCGTTTATGGCCCGGTGTCCGCACATACCAGCCGATATCTTGGTAAACTCGTCCCTTATTGCTCAATCTATCTCGAACAATCGGTACAAGGTATGCTGTATGTGTATGGCCATTCCAAACAATGTCAGCATCGGGTTCATACACTGCTTGTCTGTTTGTAGCTATCACGCCTCGGGTTACTGGAGCATTTGCACCTGCGGCTGAATGTGCATAATACATTTTCAACGATGAATAATGTCCCTTAACTGAAAAACGAAACCTGAACCAGCCCTTCCACTTCCCTGTTACCGCACGACTGCCAGCCAAACGTAAATGAAATACCAACCTATCGCACAAATCGGTATTGGAGTTTTTACGGACAGCAAGCTCATGATTGCCTTGCGTTACAGCAATAATGTTTCTCGCATAGGGTTTTAGAAACTCTGCACTATCTTCCACCACCACGTCGAAATACTTCTCACAGCGATACTCTGGACGCAACTCATCCAAATTGCGCCTCGGGTCAAACCTACCCTGCATTGCGTCAAACCAATCACCACCTATGATAATTGCCGCATCCTCTTCTAATGCTCTGTCAAGGCTACGCTTCAACGCATCCCTATCACACGCCACAGCATCAAAGTGCACATCGGAAAGCAAATACAAAGAACCTTTTACATCCTCATCTGACGTTATTCTAACATTTATTACCGAACCTTCCGTCCTAATCTCATCAATGCGCCTCAACATGTTCAGCCTCGAAAACGATCTCTTCATCCATTAATCCGATATATTTTTCAGCCTCTTGCCGTGTTTTGAATGGCCCAACTACCAGCCCGCCATCTGGAGCAACATAGCGTTCAGGTAAAGAGAACGTACCAAACAATTTAATGTACCACACTTCATTGCCTTCTTGGTCGAAATCACTTACGAGTAACATACTACAAACGGCATCCGTGTTAATAAACAGCCCATTCCCTACGTCAAAGAACATATTTTACCCCCTTTTCTGCATATAACACTTGCTTTCACGCCTACAGTATACCATAAAATGAAAATGGGGGAGGTATTGTCCTCCCCCATCTTTGCACCTCTTTTGTTATCCGTCTCACCTCCTTCCTACAACTCCAGCTACCTGTTATTATATACCCGCCTAACGCACTCTGTTACATCAAACCTTATTTTGCAAGGTATCGTTTGCCAAAGCTCCTCCTCAACAATGCTATTGTCTTTACACAAAGCACAATGCCGAAACTCCCACACACACATTGAAGGGTCGCTAATTTTATAATCTATGATTGGAGCATTCTTCATAAGTTCTTCACGATGCGCCACCCAGCGGTGGCGCATCTCAAGTTTCTGCTCCAAATCTTCTTTGTTCATGCCAATACCTCAACAACGTTTTCGTGCACTCCAACATCATCAAGTAAGAACCTTATAGTTGGCCTCAACTCAAGTCCGTGTGTTCTTTGCATTGTTACGATACTCTGCATTTGTTTGGAGGTAAACGTTACCTTTAACCCAGCCCGTGGCTCATCCTTGCTCCAATCCACAGCAATTGTTACGTCCTTAATCTTTAGCAAGACCCACTCATTATCGTAACAAGTATAAGCATCTGGGACTAACCTCTCACGCCTAACATACTTAATGTCATTCTCAAACAACACCGTGAACTCGCTCATATCACTTTTTGCCTCAAGTAAACGCCCTTCCAAATCTACCATTTTCATGCCAACCACCTCACCTGTATAAAGTTTTCTTCTTCTTCCTTGCTTACCTCGTCCCTACAATCAAACACGATTATAGGACTGGCTCCGTGTAAAAAGTTAAGTTCCATGTCTTGGCTTCTTAACTCCACTACCATTGACCAAACTACCCTATTGCCTTTAATTTGCGGCAACACATTGAACCTCTCTACTATTACAGGGATCTCAACGTCCCCCAACTTTACAACAGCCATCTTGCTAACGCTCTTGCCTTCTAATGCTGGGATATACGACTGCATCACATACACATACGCTTTGCCATCCTGCACTACGCTTGATACTGTCCTAACTTCCTGTTTCATTCCCGCTCCCTCCTTCTTTATCTTCATAATTTTATTATACACCATATATTGTCATTGTCAATATTTTGTTGCAAAAATGCCCACTAATTCAGTTGTTTTACTTCTCCTCCAAGCAAATTCAGGCATAACATCCCCGGGTATGAACGCATCATCTGTTATTAGCGAGAAGAAACTGCCATATTTTGTCTTGATAAATTCATCAAAATCATAACCATATCGTTCTATGATTCTACCTGTTTTTATTTCAACTAATTCAAACATTCCCGCTCCCTCCTTACCCTCGCACCCTGATATAGTCTTCGTCTTCGCTGAACTCTTCTCTACAATCAAGCACAATGACAGGGTGAGTTCTATCCAAGAATGCAGGGTCTTTGTCTTCACTTTCAAACTCCATTAGCATAGACCACACTATCTCGCCACACTTGTTCTGTGGCCACAACTCGCAACGCCTAACTACTACGGGTAACTCTTCATCGTCAAGCTTCAACATTACATGCCTGCTGATGAACTTACCATCTAACTCGGGAATTGCTCCTCTTTGCACGGACACAAAGACCCTTCTGTCCTTTACCACACACGCCACCGTTCCAACTTCCTGTCTCATTTTCGTTCCCTCCTTCTTTATCTTCATAATTTTATTATACACTATATATTCGGATTGTCAATACCTTTTCCAAGTATTTGGAATAACTGTTTCCGCTTCTTATCCGCACTTTGTGGACGCCTTGAGCCTGTGTTAATCTCTATTATGAACGGACATACCTCCAACACTCTGTCGTAAATCCTTTGCAAGGATAAAGAAGGCGCACTATGTAAATCCTCTTCGGACAAATTCGTGGTAATCAGCATTGGCTTATCCATCTTCAAACGACTATCGATAACGTAATAGACCTGCTCCACAGCATAGGAAGTGTCTCGCTCCACGCCCCAATCATCAAGAACAAGCAAGTCTGCCATTAATACTTTATCCATCACATACCGCCGCTCCTCACCTACTGCCATATATGTCAATATCTCGGGCATAGACGTAACATATGCTGTGTACCCCCTATTTATCAGCTCATTTGCAATGCAACAAGCAAAAAATGTCTTCCCTGTTCCTACTCCACCACGTAACATTGCGCCTATGTTCTTTTCGTAGAACTCTGGGAAATACTCCACATACTGCCAACACATCTTTGTTACTTCTGGTGTTTGCCCATCATCTTTGTCAAATGTCAGTTCCCTCAAACTTGGGCTTGCAATCCATATTTTACGTAATACCTCGGCTTGCTTCCTTGCCTGCTCCTTTATCATGGCCTCGTATTCTTTCCTTCGCTCATCTTCATCACATGCACACGGTATACGGAAACGCTCTCCCGCATAAATGAAATCTTTGTTATGGCCACACTTACCACATACCAGCTCGCCTTTATCATTAAAGTAATCGCCTTCGGTAAAGTATTCTTTTACCTGCTCCATTAAATCATCAGTCGGCATCCTAACCCCTCCCATAATGCTTTCGCATATACTCTCTCAACGGACCGTTCTTGTCCTCCCATTCTTGGAATGTCATGCCATATTTTGCCTCCCACTCCTTCACGAGCTCCATCCACTTTAGCGTATTACCGATATCGTCATGGAATGGTGGATGCTCTGGGGTAAGCTCATAAACTCTTTTAACCCGCTGTTCCTCCAACACGTTAGACTTCTGCACTAAAGCCTGCTTGTCTACTTCGGGTTCATCTTCCCACCGCCGCTCATTTAAGAACGTACTCGGCATTGGAATAAACTTACCATCTTGCTCCCGCCATTGCCTGCTTTGTTTCAATCTGTCCAAACCAGCCATAATCTCGGTGAACAACTCTTCATCGACCTTTAGCTTCTGCCAGCACTTCAGGGCAACCGCACGCTTTTGCTTTTTAGGATACGCCTTCCAAAACGCATTGAACATCTCAAGTTCCTTGTCAGCCTTTTTCTTCTCCTCTACGGTGAACAGCAAATCGTTAGATTTGCGACTTTCTTTCTTTTCTTTATATTCTTTTCTTTCTTTTGTAATCTCTGTAGTAATCTCTGTAGTATTCTCTGTTATAGATTTTCGACTTTGTCCAATTTCGTTTTTCGATTTTATCGAAAAACCATTTTCGACTTTATCCAAAATCGTTTTTGAACCCTCTTCTACGTAGCCGTTATCAAACTGTTTTCCTATAGCCTTTAAGTAAGCGTCAGTGAGTTCCAAAAACTTATCAGGAACAATTCTCACGTGTATCATGGGATTACCGTTAAACTTAAAAATCTTCTTCTCTACTATGCCAATATCACACAATACCTTAATTGCCCTGTCAAACTGGTACGCCGTTATTCTGCACTCTTCCCACCAATCGTCGCGGCCTTTTGCAAGCCAAAGTTCTCCATCTTTTACTACTCGCAACTTTGTAGCTGTACTATCCTTACTCGGAAGGTACCAATACACTATTTGGCTCAGTAGTATACCAGCAAGCAAATCGCCATTAGCAATATCAATATACATCTTTTTGGTGTAAAAGCCATCATTCTCGGCTTGTTCTCTGGCGAGAAAATTAACTAGCCGTTCATCTATTACTGCCATTATTTACACCATCCTCCTTCGCACTTTACCTCATTAAACCTGAACTGCAAGAATGAAATTAGTTGCTCTTTACTTATTTCTTTTCTATCTAAAAATGTCCTACCATCATCTGGCGTTGTATTTTCAAACTGTATCAGATGAAAACCTTTATATTTGCTGTCTCTAATTGCCTTGTTTACTACTCTAAACACTTGCCTTTGAGCATAAGAAGGTTCGGCCATATACCGCTTTTCTTCTATTAACATCCACTCTCCAGTTTTGTAGTTCTGCCAAACATAGTCTATATTGGTAGCAACATAACCAAGCGAACTATCTATTTCTGGCTGTTCTCTCAGCCATAGTCCGAATTCAGTTGAGTTGTTATCATTTCTCTTGCGTGTCATAGTCACTGAGCCTCCCTCTTGCAACTTCTGCTGTTTGTGGATCGAGTTCTATACCGACAAATCTGCAACCGTGTTTTAGTGCTGCTATTCCAGTTGTTCCAGTGCCACAAAACGGGTCTAAAATACTTTGGCCCGGTAGGCAAAACTGCTTTATGATAGCTTCCATTCCAGAGATTGACTGCTGCCACTCATGGAGTTCCTTCTCACTCCTATCACTTGAAAACACGTCTCCAAATATTTTGCCTTTATAATCTTTGTTACCGAAGATTATAATTGGCTTCCAACTGCAGTTTACTTGTCTGTTTCGTAAAGGCGTAGGTTGGCCTGGTGTCAAATATGCCGCCATCCAGTAGTAATCAATGTGTTTAGTCATTAATACCAATACCTCGTCCAAATATGATTGGCCACACATCACGAGCATCAATCCAGTAGGTTTTAGCCATTCACTTGCACGAATGCTTAATGTTTCATACAATGGTAGATATTCTTTAGGATACGGTGGATCGGTAATAATAAAATCAAACTGCTCGTTAAGCTTTATTGTTTCCATACTGTCATTGTAGATACGCCACTTAGTGCCATCCTTGCGCACAACGTTTAAATAGGTGTTGTAGATCTGTTCCTTCTTAATCTGCTGTACAGCCTCGCTTACACTTTTAGCCTCTCCTGCTGCTATACGTTTGGCAGCCTCTTTCTGCTCTTCTTCATCTAATCTTGCTAACCTGAGTAATTCCGTTTTGTTATCAGCCAAATCTGTGTTACGGATGGCTTCTTTAACCTCATCAGCCAAATCTTCAGCAATCTGCACATCTCTTCGGATAGTGCGAGGAGATACACCAATTTTGGAAGCAGTATCTTCTGTAAACGTTGCGGACACGATGTCCGCAACGTTATAACCAAGTGCTTTGTTCATTCCAATGGCTCTTTTTACTCCTGCTTTGCTTTCAGGATATTTAGCCTCGTATATCTCTTTCCTGCGCTTTAACTGTTCCGCTCTTTCCAGTACAGTAAGTTCATTACGGATAAGGTTTTCATCAATCTGTGCAAGTTCAGCATCCAGTTCGCTTAGGCTAACAACAGTGGCTTCTATTTCGGTTCTGCCGAGTAACTTATAGGCTTCAATACGGTGCAAACCTGCAACAAGGTATTTATCTTCAGTTATTGTTATAGGATTAAGTAGGCCAATCTCTTGAATACTTGCGGCTAATTCTTTTACTCGCTCTGGATTTACACTGCGCCTGTTATCGCCGATAATGATTTCGTTGATGTTTACCAGCATTTTATTCCTCCTTTGTCTTTTTGCTAATTGTATTATAGCACATGAATATGGTATAATAACTTTAGGGAGCGAAACAGTGTCACCTCCTTTGTCTAGTGTTCACTGCCACCGTGCTCCCTCCTTCTGTTGGGATATACAATCACCTCCCAAGGGGGCGGATAACCCGCCCCCTTCCTTTATTTGCTTATGGCTTCGTAAACGTTTACAACATCCTTTACTTTTTGGTACTGAAGCAAAGGTTTGGTTTCGAGGTTTACACATTTTGGCGTAAATCGTGCCGCTCCTCCTAGGTAAAGGCAAAGCTTCCAGATACCTTTTTCTCCTTGTGATAAAGTAACGTACGTTCTTTTCGCAGATATCAAGTACTCTGCTTTATCGTTTTCAATCTTCGATGGTTGAATACACACTAATATGCCATCTTCATTTTCTTCATATACCTCTTCATCTCTATCAACCAATATTGGCTGTTTCTCTTCAGGCCTACCAGTTAGTAGTCCACTGCGTTTTTGCTCTATGTACTCTAAAACATCTTCCTTGCTAATCTCGACACATTCGCCATTAGTAACTTGGAAGAACCATCGGCCTTTGTATGGCTCATTAACCTCGTACACTTTGCCGTTCTCAAGTTCATAGTAGCTCCAACCAGTTTTCCCTGAAGAGCTCCAATCTTTTTCAGCGTTTAAGAATTCCCGCTTGAAACCATATTTTTCATCTATATCGGTTATTTCAGCCACCCAATCCCTACCGCTACTGGTGTAATGAGCTAACTTTACCTTTATACCTCTGTCTGTCCTTTTGATAATTATCATTTCTTTATGCCTCCCATTAGAGGAAGCAGGGCTAATGCCCACCCTCCAGTCTTCTGATTACCCTGTCAACCGCATCAGTAAACTCGGTATAAACCTTCATGTAAAGTATTGTGTCCAACTCTCGGCATACAAAGTGCCTTATGGCTTTTCCCGTTGTTTCTAGACCCATGTTAGCGAATGTCCAATCGTAATATATCAAGTCCTCAATCTCGTTCAACTTTTGACGCTGGCTCATGAACTCTTCTCTCACCGCTCCTGCTATATCTCTTGCAATTCTCATAGCTTCATGGTAGTACACATATTCCTTGCCATTTTCTTTCTCGCGCTCTAAACAGAACATCTCAAGCTCGTCTACCAAATCGTCCAGCGCACCTTCAAGGGCTTTGAAAGCTGTCTCGCTTAACACGTCTATTAGATGCATACCAAGGATGAACCCTACAAACGAACCTTCAGCATAGTGGTCAATACTCGCTGTTAACCAACCTTCAGCCCTTGCAAATCCACGGCTGATACCCTTACCCATCTCGATAGCTACTAACTCCTTCAAGTTCTCTCTTCCTGTCCTCATCTTTACTCCCTCCTTCTTTCTTTTTCTATATAGTATATTACCACATAAGATATAATGTCAACATGTTGTGTGTTAAATAGGTGTTAACAAAAACCGACACTTTCAAACTGTCTAAAATACAGTGGGATTTGGTAGTTCCTACATTTGCACTGTTTTACCCTTGAGACACTTTGAAAACACTCTGAAAATGAAATGAAAATGGGAGCAAGCTTTGGTAAAACCTACACTTGCTCCCACTCGGGACTTTGCTAACTGTTATTGCTCTTCTACTTGTTCAGTAGCATCTGATAATTGCTCTTCTTGTTCCAACAGCGCACTGGCTACAGCATTACAAATCGCCTCATAATCTCCACGCCTAATGTCCTGCACCTTCTCATAGCCATACTCCTCAATAATATCATTTATCAATTTGGTGTCTCCTTTGGCTATAGCATACAACCTTTTTGCTTGCTTCACCGTTATTGGCGGATCTGAAATGAACTCACTATCGCTTGCATATTCTACTTCCTGCGTCTCTGCCTGCACCTCTTCCTCGGCATCATGTATTGTAAACTCCACTTGTACATTTTGCAACTGCTCCTCATCGACCTGCATCTCTTCGCTGATATAAAGCTGTCTCAAATCGGGAACAACTTCTCGGGCATTCTGCACGAGTGCTACTTTTCTGATTTGGGTTGCCGCCTTCTTCCACCCAGCCTGCGGCTCTTTATTCGCTCCAAGCTTTATGTATTCATGCAAGCTTACAGAATGTTCGACTGGCTCCTTCCAGCCTTTGCGCCAAATCCTGCTCCAACCTCCAAGCAACTGCTCCTCACCCGGCACATAGAATGTCCCATTGCGGTACTGTATCTCGTCTGAACCTTTCTTACGAACGATGATACCTGCTTGGTAACCTTCAACTAACGGACTGTTAGACAACCGACGCATAAACACATCTTTGCCGACAATTATTTGCGCCTTCTCATTCCCAAACTTCACCAAATAGGCCTCATTAAGGAACGGATTGAGCTTTTGGTACTGGCATAATTTTAAGAACATCATAACTTCTTGGTCAGTAACCTTGCTCGGGTCCCCCGACACCAAATAACGCTTGATAATGTCTGCACTTAAAGAAACTTCCTCGCCACTCTCAGACTTGTACTTTACGATACTGTCCATCGTTATCCCTCCTTTTATTCTTCAGCCACAGGCTTGACATACAATACCTGCGACCTTGAAACCTTCATTAAACCCTGAAGCACTTCAGCTGGTACTACCTCCCGCACCTTCTTGGTATCTATTGTCTCACTTATGCGCTCCTTGGTATATACCACATACTCGCCAGCTATCACAGTGTCGCTTCCTACACGCTCCATGATTTGCTCCTTTATCCCCTCTCGTATCTCTTGCATTTCGGATATCTCTTCGCCAAGCTCAACGTACTGTTCAACCAACGCTGATAATTCCATATCCACTTTTGCTATTTTAGGCTGTCTGGAGTTTTTATAGTACTCTGGGAAGCACTTTTCTGTATACGGACAATATGGCTGTCTGCACTGCCAATTATCCTCGGGATTATACGGTGGCTCAATCTCAACGCCTTGTTCAATCTTAATTGTCAACTCCTCCAACCGCTTTAGCTCGGCCTCTACAAACTCGGCATCGTAAACGACTTCTTCAATGTGGTGATCCCAGAACCTCGTCTTTGGAGTATCCTTATTCCGTGCTATCAAATACCCTTTTTCCAGCCCCAACGCATGCAAGTACAACTGCACCTGCGTGAAATACTGCGGATGTGCTTCCTTCAACCCCTTTTCTCGTATCTCTGTAAATGCTCTCTTTGCTAAAGCCTTTGCTTCCAACAGTACTGTTACACCTTCATTATTGGTAGCTAATCCATCAATATGCCCCACAAGTAGTTCTTTATCGTGGTAAAAAATAGAAACTTCCTTCTGCTGGCTATGTAACACATACGGCCCATTTGGTAAGTTCTCACATGCCCACTCCAATATGGACTGCTCATGCATGTTACCTTCAGCAAAAGCACGCTCTGAACCTTCCCACAATGGAAGCCCTTCTACACCCCATGCCTCAAGTTCTATCCTTCTCGGACATGCTCCTGCACTACTTACTCGTAACGCCATGGCTACCACGTAAACCCTTCCTGCTCAAGCATCCGCATTACTTCAAACACTTTACTGTACTCGCCTTGGAGCTCTGCCTCGCATGAGTCTCCGTCAATGTAAATGAACGTAAACCCCAAATCATCCAACAACTTTACGTACGCCCCAATATCGGGACAGCACATCACGTGCACTGTCAAGGTGCTTGTCTCTTCATCATTCACAAAGTCAACGAACCTCGTCAATGTTTTCATGCTCTCCCTCCTTCTTCTCATCCTCAATTACGAGAATGTCCAACGGACTGATGTCTAAAATCTCACAAATTTGATTAATCCTCGCTAACGATGGAACTACCTTGCCGCTTTCAATGTAGTAATATCCATCGCCAGCATACCCCATCAACTGCGACATCTTGTGCTTTGTCAATCCACGATAAGCCCTCCACATCCTCAACTTCGCCACGTCTAACACAATCTTTGCCATACTTACTCCCTCCTTTCATGTTATCTCTTTATATACTATACCATTTTTCGCTATATGTCAATACCTGCACAATACCACAAATAAAAACGCCCTCCGAGTAGGAGGGAGGGGAGCACCTCGGAGGGCAACGCCTATAATAAAAAATTAGGCGGCTAATTCGCTAACTCATCCCACGCTTCGCCGAGTTCCGTCTTTAACTCCTTTAAGGCGGCTTCAATAAGTCCCTTAATCTCTTCTTCGGACAATTGTATACCTATCTTGTCTGCCGCATCGGACAACCACTCTGCCGCCTTGTCATACTTCTCTGCTCCGCCCAAATCCTTGTATACCTGCTGGACAAACAACACGGCAACTCGTGCCAGTTCTCGCTTTGTAGCAAGCTCTCGCACTAACGCTTCCATCTTCTCTGTTCCTATCCTTTTTTGCAACCATGCTATCGCATACCCTACAAGTATCGGGACAAGGATAGCGATAATGTCGTAAAGTAACTGTAAAAATAAGTCATGCATTCTACTTCCCTCCTTTTATCTTTTCGTAAAGTTTGGCTATCATGGTAGCAACTTCGGCTTTCGTTGCGGGTTTCTCTGGATTGAAATTCCCGCTACCATCACCTTGCACAATACCAAGTTCCTTCAATTCCTTTATGTACTTATACGCCCAGTGCTTCTCGTCTACGTCATTAAACACTTTCTCGCCTCCTTTCAAACGCTTAAGTAACTCGTCCCACTGAAATTTTTCTCCCGGGCAATGTGGCTTATTCCTTGGTGTAACTTGATAGTGACCTATAATGTGGTCTCTATCAATAGGAATTGTTACCCCCCATATTCGCTTTACCTCATCTATGATGAACCTTATCAACTCTACTTCGGCATTCAACTGCGCTGGTGTAAGCTCGCCTCGTGTCTTTGAATAGAACCCTTCATTTTCTATACTTATGGTGAAGTAATTCGCATTTGTTTTTCGCTCCCTTACCAGCCTCGCTGTCGCATATCCATAATATGTACTATCCGCTGGGTTAGTACTTGTTCCATTACACCAAGCCGTGTCTCTTATATCCACCATTTGGGCAACTCTACCATCTTGACCAACGATAAAATGGCTCGAAACTCTGGAGTTCGGATTCTGCATCCATGCTATTGTCCCATTATACGTACCGTCAGCTATGTGGCACACTATCACATCAGGAACCCACATTTTACCGTAAAATGTTCTACCTAACCATTTATTAGGACTAGTGTATTTTGCTATGTTCATTTGCTCACCTCCTTTGGAGCTATATCATCAGGTATAAGCCTAACTGATACGATATCATCTTTGATATGAACACCAATGGTATCACTTTGTGTTCGTAAGAAAACTTTATCCTGTACAAGCAAGGATTTGCCAATAACTGGATTAGCCAAAGTTGTAAATGTAAAATGCCCATTACTTAAAGCATTCGCACAGAATACTACTTTTTGAGAAACTATAAATAGTACTATGCCTATACTTCTACATCCATACACATACTGCTCAAGTAAGGTATTGTGTAATGTCATAATACCAGCACTTTTCGCTTCAGTTGTTCTATTTATAGTTGCATTTGAAATAAACATAGTGTAGCCTTCTGAATATGTAGGATATATAAGTTCTTGTATACTGGTTGCTTCAGTAGTAAAACTTCCACTAAAACTAGCGCATGTAAACAAATTAGGCGACATAATTCCACTAAATGAAATAGTACTTGCCGAATGAATGTTAGCAAGTATGTTCTCATTTAATAAAGTACTTAATGCAATTTTAGACATGGAGTATATAGGAGCGAATTCATTCACAGCACTTTGCGAATTGAATAAACTTTGCCCCGAACTTAAAGTTTGAACTACATATTGGCATATAGGCGATGATAGGTTTTCGATTAAACCTATGGATTGTATTTCGGATACTTGACTGATTAACCCTTGACTTACAAATACAAAATCCCCTTGTGATGCAAATAAGCTGGCGCAATTAGAAAACACAGAACTATTGAAAGAAACATCACCTGATGCTGCGGTATTGTCGATAACTTGTGACACATTAGAAGATGTTACTAAAATTGGTAAAGTTTCTTCAGATGAATACAAGCACACAACTAAATTCTCTTGTAACATACTGCTGGAGGAAAACATTCCTAAGCCGAACATATAACTCAACCCATTAATATTAGACACTGACAAATGCATTATCTCACCCGAAGCTGATGTTTGGACAATATATTGTTCTCTGCTTAAAGAAGTAAAATCAGACAATGCTGTAGCTCGAGTTTCAGTAAAGTAACCGACTCCATTTATACTTGAAAGTATAAATAACCCACGCGCTATAATTGGACAAGTGCTGTCATAAAATGATAAGGAACTGAAAGAAGTATCACTGGTAGTTGTTATGTTATCAACTACTTGAGCAATTGAAGAACTGCTTAATAATATTCCACCTATCACCATTACGCCTTCAACTGCTTGAGCAATTGAAGAACTGCTTAGTAAAATTTGTCCTCTGGTAATTAACTCTTCAATCGGAACAGAAACTACACTCACGCTAAACGTTGTATTACCTACCGCTTGAGTAAGAGCGATCATATTCGGTAAGGATAAAGAATTAACCTTATATATTGCCTGTGCTGATACTTGAGTAAAAGGTGATATAGCACTTGAACTATTTATTGCAAGTAAACCGCTTGCCTGAATGTCATATTTAGTTACTATCAAAACGTTAGTAGTTTTTGTATCTAATAGTGTTCCCGCACTATCATAAAGCTTTGCTGTTAGTGTATAAGAACCGCCAGACAGTGAGGATAAATCTAAAGTTACAGATGAAGATTGACTTAAAGTAACAGTCTGAGAAATGGTAGAAATGGTTAGAGTAACATAACCCTCAGTGTAAAATTCTTGAGTATATTTTAAATAATCAGACTCGTTAGACGTTCCGCCTATCACAAAAATATGCGCATTTTTACTGAAATAGCCCGCTCTTGTTGCAGAATAACTTATATTGTTTAGTGTAGTCCATTGATTGCTTGATATGGAATACTTGTAGACGGTTTTTTCTGAAGTCCATNTGCCTATTTGTCCACCCAGAGCATAAACGCTATTGTTCATCGCCCCTTGAGCGTGCCCACGCTTATAATTGGTCAGATTTGCCAATTGGCTCCAGCTGTTAGAACTGGGGATATATTTATAAAAGGAATTTAGGGCATTACTTAAATATTCGCCCCCGCTATAATAAAGAGCATTGGAATAAGTTGTTAAACGCCCGATGTATGCTTNATATGGTGCCACAGTTCTTGACGACCATGAGTTAGAACTTGGGTCATAAACTTCATGTGTATTAAGGTAACCTGAAGCATAGCCACCAACAACATGGATTTTGCCATCATAAACATCTGCGGCGGCTCCTCTACGGGCTGTTGTCATTTCCTTGGCTGATGACCAAGAGTTGGTGCTTACATCATATACCGCATTTGTATTTACTGGCGAGCCGCTTTTAATTGGTCTTCCTCCGATAACATATATTTTCTGACCAACTGCTCCGCTACACGTTTCATGCCCACCCGTTGGCATTGGCTCTACAGTTGTCCAAGAATTGGCCACAATGTCGTATTTTTCGTTAGTTGAAAGCACACTACTTGCAGTGGTTCCACCTATAGCATATCCATAATCGCCAACAATATTGGCAGTTAAAAGAAATCTACCAGTATTTAAATTAGCTCTTGAATAGCAAGTTCCTAAATCTCCACTAACAGACGCTTCTATTTCTACTGTTAATTCTTTCCCAGATAAAGAAGTCGATAGNCTACTNATAGAACCAGAGCTTGCCATTATTCACCTATNAGAANATTCACTAACTCCTCAATNATTTTATCGTTAATCTCTTGCTGTGCTATTTCTCTAATATGTCTCTGTGAAATATCATTTACGTTATCTTCTGTAATAGGCGAAAAACCAGCTTGAAATGGGTCAAATGGCTGAAGTATCATAAGATTACCATCTTTGTAAATCAAATAGACTAATCCTCCAGCCCAATCGCCCCTTGTCTTAATGGCTTCAGGGTCAATGTTATTTACAGGTTCTTGCAAATCCCAAATTTGAACAGTGTAATGCGATAGAACTTCATTTTCAATGGCTTCTTGGTCAATGGAGTTCAATGCGTTTTTTACATCAGATGCAGGAAATTGTAATCCCATACTGTTTAACGCTCTTAAAGCTTCAATTGTTGTCATTTAGTTCACCTCGCTTTCTTATATAACACATGGGGAGCTATAAAGCTCCCTCACCTTTTAATTGTAAGCGGGGGAGTGTTTAACTCCCCCGAACCAATTAGTCTAAACTAATTTCTACAGCTCCGACTGCGAATTCAACTTTGTTACCAGTGGCTACTGTTTGAGAAGCTTCAAGCGTTCCATAAACAAGCATATTGCCCAAATCGTCAAATATCGCCATGCCAGTTACAGTGCCCCAGTTACTAGAAGCTGGACCGAATGTAACCATAACATCGTTTGTCACTTTAGATGGAGTAGTTCCAGAGCCAGTAGCCGCACCAAAAGAAATTGTTTGTCTGGAATATCCAGTGCTGTCAGTAGATACTTCGGTTCCAGATGTCGTCTCCGTAGGAGTTACTGTATACAAAGCCATTTCGTATGTTCTCGCAGGATCATTGAATACCGCATCAAGAGCCTTTTTCTCCGCATAATCTGTGAAAACATTCTGTGACGCCATTGTTTATATCACCTCTCTTACCGTGTAATACACGTGTATTTTTATGTTTCCAATTGTTGGTAGAGTTATAATGTCTCCGTTGCTGAATAAAACTTTAATCTCTGCTAAATAAGTGCCAAAGTTTTTTGTTTCTTCTGAAGAGAATTTATACATGACCACTGCATCATCGTATATTGTCATAACCTTGGGATTAACTCCCAGGCCTTCTACCCATAACTGAACTGTGCTACCTGACAAATCAATTGGATTGCCATTATCATCTAACAGCTGAACTGCAAATATCGGTAGCGTGTCTCCTTGCTTTATGTAAAAGTCCATTCCACCACCTCTTTGCTATTTATCATAATTATAATTTTAACATACCGTTTTTAACCACGTATAAAGTCATATTCAATCCTCATCGTTTGCGAACTTGTTTTAGTTATAGGAGTAGGAAGAACGGTGTGAGCAAATAGATTAAATTGTGGAGTAGTTAAACCACCCCAATATATATGGCTGAACGTCCCATTGCCAGCGTTCGGACCCCAATCGAATACCCAGTGTGCTCTATAAGCATCTCCGTATGACAGCTCTGTATTTAAACTTCCCCTTCTATTATCTGTTCCAGAGTAAGAGCTTTTGTCTGCCCAAGCGATTATTTTGTTCATATCAGATAGCCCCAAAATTTCTGAACTGCTTAAAAAGATATCGTTCATGGTAAAGTTTCCTCTTATGTTAATATTAAAATTTTCGATTTTAAATCCTACGCAAAACACATACCACTGATAATCTTCGAGATATTGATATACGTAATCATATATGGTGTTGTGTGTTTCGGTTTCGTATTGTAATTTACCAGAATAAGAATCGAACAGTTTTACTGTTGCCCTACCTTGGACTTTGCTATTTTTTTCGCTTATAACAACATCGCTTGCGTTAAATTTATTTTCTTTATTGTTTTCAATATGCATTTATGTTTTCTCCTTATTATACACGTATAAAATCATATACAATCCTCATTGTTTGATTGCTTGTTTTTGTAATTGGACGTGGCAGAACCGTTCTTGCAGTCCACCAAGGATAATATCGAGAATACTTGTCAAGGCACCCAGAGTAATTTCTTATAGAATATATGTTTCTGCCGTCAAATACAATAGGGTCTGGAGTGCTATACCTATAGACACCATAATCTAAAGAGAACCAACCCATTTTTCTACCGTTTTTAGATACCTTAATCACGAGTCCATAGCCGACTGTTATATAAAACGCTGCTCCGTCCGAAGTTATGCCTANGCCGTCATAATTCGAAAGTGCTCCAGAGTTTGTTGGACCTTCCAACAATATCCCGCTTGTGCTAATCTTATATAACATCGCAGAAGAATCTATGGCGTATAGGTAGCCTCTGTCAAAGCAAAGTCCATATCCAGTTGATGCGTCAGTAGAGATTCCAATATATTTAGGAGTTTCCACGGCTATTCCGTTTTTATCTGTTTTAATGAATTTTCCATCGTAATCTAAACCATATAAAAATACACCATCACTCGCAAATCCAACTGGGTGAGTTCCACCAGCAACAAGATTAGTATTGTTTATCTCTTCTATTTTCGTTCCATCTTTAGTAAACTTAAATAAAATTCCAGCCTTGTTTAACACATATAAATAATCATCTACAAGCTCAATTCTATATCCGTTGGGGTCTGAAGGAACAACATTTCTATACACAACATCTGGAAAACAATCTGGGTTTGTATCATACAGCCAAAGTATGGTGTTAAACGTTCCATTGGCTGTATTTTTGTCAAAATTAAATACGGCATGAACCCTATTATCATTTACATATGATTCGCTTGTTGTGGAGTATGTTGCTGTTGTTCCATCACATATAACTTCTCCTATATAAATCGATTCATCATATGTTGTTATATCGTAATCTAACTCGGCTTCTTCTATCGGCGAGTTTGTTAAATACATGTCATCCATTCGCATCAAATACGAATAATAAATACCATCAACTTTCGCTGGGTTTGTGTTAGGCAATCCATCTAAAAACATTTCCCACTGTTTGGCTCTAAGATATTGATAAAACAAATCGTATATTATGTTATGTGACTTAGCCTCTATAATCAAATCGTTGGTTTTGGCATCAAACAGTTCTATTGTCGCTATGCCTTTTATGTTACCATTCTTCTCTTTAACTTTGACAAACTCTTCATTAGTTTGATAGTTTCTAACGTAGTCTCTAACTATCAATCTAAACAGCCTCGCTTAATGTTATTTCGTAGTCTGTAGTGATAATTATGGTTCTNCTTTCTACTCCTTCTCCACCGCCAAGGTCTCCGTGCCAAAACAAAACGTAATTAAACTCTTCGTTCATTAGAGCACCTCCTCGGATACGAGAATGTTACNAGAATCATACTTCCTGTGATACGTTACTGTATATGCGACAATGCCACTTGGAGTATAATACGTTTCTACTCTATATTCATATGTTGGAGCTGTTCCTTGCAGTTCGCTTTTCATAATCAGCCTGTTGGCAGTATCGTAAAACTCTACAACCCTAAATTTGCCAGTGGCATACTGCTCGCTTCTAACAATTCTACCAATAGAAGTGCCAAGTGTTTTGTAAGTAAACGTTGTTTCTCCCAAAATCTTGTTTTCTGCTTGCGGTCTATCTTCATATCTCATACTCATCACACTAGCACGCAAAATGCATCATACGAGTATCCGCCTTCTTTGAAATTGTGTCTAATGCCATGTAATATTGTATCATACGCCACAGAGTTATCTTCGTTCATTACCTTAAACTTGCATGGATAAGGAGCTATTTCATCTAATCTGCTTGGTATTACAGATATCTCAATATGTTTCTTTCTGAATGGACTGTTCTTGTATCTTAAATACGTTTTCTCAATTAAATCTTTGTTCTGCAAAATCGGAAAGTCTAAAGTCAAAGTAGGGTCTACAGTGCTAACTTCATCTATATACTGGTTCAATGGCACTTCTTCAGTAATTGGAATTATTCCTTCTACAGTTCCACTATACATCATTAAGCTGTCTACCTGTGTTGGAATAATGTAGTAAAACACAGCACCTCCACCATAATAACACGATGCTACTCCAGTTTCATCTACGTCTAAGAACATGTAGCCAGTAGGATTGTATTTATCAGGTCTGTATTCTTTGATAAACAGCTTGTTATCTACTGGTACCATTACTTCCATTGTCTTATATAACTGTTGCTGTGTAAATCTTGGAGTTCTACCTTTAAGCCTGATGGTTACTTTTTCTCCGTTGTCAAAGTCGTACTTTACAGCCAAAGAAGGAATACCTAAACCACCTATTACAACTGCTCTAACATCTGTCACACTGTTAACATCAACCTGCTGATTAGGGAATATGTAATCTCCTGACATATACAAATTTTCTAATGTTACCCAATCAGCCATTATTTCTCCTTTAAGATTAGCCCACAGCACAGCTCCAACAGATTGAGATAAGCTTGATAGAATGCTAAAATACGTTCCTTGCTTTAATGCACACCACAAGCCGCCTGCATTTTCTTCCGTGCCCTCAAACAGGAATGGTTTTCTAACCCTTTGTGGAAATGCCTTATATGGATTACCATTTAATATTCTCCAATAATAGCCACTTACTGTGACTGGCTTCACTAATCCATAACCCTCATAAGTCATTCTATCAAACTTACCAAGAACATCTTCAAAATGTAGCGTAGCCACCTTATTAGCTTTAGAGAACTCTATTTCTTTAAGAAACCATCTATCAAAATCAATTCTCTTTGTGTTGTCGTTTTCGTCTTTTAGTATGAAATAGCCATCAAGCTTAACATCTTCGTAGCTTTTTAATGTGGCAAAGCTGGACTTTGGATTAACTATGTTGTATTTCTCTTCGTAGTCCAGTATTTTGATATATCCAGTGCCTTTAACAACAGTTCTACCTTCCCAAAACATGTTCTGCATGAACTGTGCTTCTAAGATGTCATCAGCATCTAATGTCTCAGATATACCAGAACCATAAAGTCTACCGTAGAAATCTGTTATCGCTATCATAATTGCACCAACTGGAATGTAACGTCTTGATACCACATGCCGTCTGGCTTAAGTATTAGCGTAGAGTATTCTAAGTCTCCGACATAAGCTCTAAACGATGTTACAACGCTTTTGTCATTTGGTCCAGCCATAGAAGGGAATATAACGGTTACCTGATGTATGCATTTACCACCAGCGTTTGTGTAGTATAAGTGTAATTTTAGGTTCTTTAATTCATCTTCTCTTAAAGCCGCATATCTTACATCAATCCTTATCTTCTTGTTTATGTAAGCGAATGCCATGTTCCCTAGTANNTTTCTCTCGGCTTTTGACAATACATATTCNCCGTATTTAATCTCNGTTGGAGTNGGCATCTTTGCCCCATCTATTTCTAATATGGTTCTATTCTCTGGCATTCTGCATCACCTTATTAAGGAGCATATACTCTTTTGCCATTGATATAATATTCC